GCGGACAATTCAGCCGTCATGACCATGCTCACCAGCGTGCGGTTGAGCGCGTCTTGCATCGGGATCACGCTGGCGATCTCGCTGATTCCCGTCGTCATCCGTGACTTGGCGCGGTTGATGAATGCCACCACTGGCACCCCGACTCCGCTGTTGCTCACGTCCATCCACTCAATCGCTTGCTCGTCAATCGCCAGCAGTCCGCCGCCCAGCCCGCCTTCCCGGAAGCGTTCCACCCGATCCGCATAGTAGATATTCACGCGCCGCGCCGTGTCCGTCTCATACCAAATCTTGATCGCGGCGACGATCTTCTTTCCCATCCGGTCATACACCGTGACCATTCCCCAGCTTCCATCCCACGCCAGTTCATGCGCCAGCATCGGCTTCTGGGCAGCATTGTCATACGCCACCATCACATACGACACCCCGTCACGGATCGCCGCGTCATGCACATCCATCTGGAGCGCGTCAAATCGGTTGTACTCCAACATATCCCCCGCCCACGCCGACCCCGCCTCGTTATCCCCGTCAATACTGCTGACCGTCAACCGATCCCCCATTTTTGCAATCACCAGATCGCAATAGTTGATCGCAAATTGATCGGTTTTCGCATCACTGATCCGCAGCATTTTCCGCATTTCCGTCGTCAGTTTCGCCCGGTGATTACCCTCGCTGTAATCCCGATACAGCGCCACCGTCTCACCCCACGTCTGTACGTCCGTTTCCCACGTCGCCGACAGCGCAATCCCCGCCGTCGTTAATTTTTCCTTGATTGCACTAAGCATTGTCTCTCCCCTTTACGCCCATCGCTGAGTCGTCGCTTCAATTCGTCTCGTTTTCGGCTGGTCAACGCCCATCACGGCATAGCGCAGCGCGTCCATTGCATGATCCTTTGTTTTGAGCGGTTCATCGCGCACGCCGTGCATATTCTTCGCCCATTGGTAACTTTCAAATTCGTCTATCAAGTTGATCGCGTCATGCGTGATCGTCAATCGCGGCTGCCCGTCCTCCCGCATCACCAGTCGATTCTTTACCATCTGGATACCCGTCTGCACCGTGTTATCCGCGCCTTCAGCGGGCAGCCCCGCCGCCACCATCGCCTTGATATTATCCGGTGACGACGGGTCACAATAAAATCGCTCAATCCGGTACAGCCCCCGCAGTTGAGCCGCCGCGCTCACCCATTCCTCAATTCGCATTTGCCGCGCATACATCTCGCGGATCACCCCCATGCGCCCATCCCCATCCACCCCTAGCACCATGATCACGCCGGGATTCGCAAAACCCCAATCCACCCCCGCCACCGCCCGCCCATACGTCGGCATATTCACGCGGATATGTTTCACCCGGTCAAACTCGCTGTAGATCAATCCCTCAAACGCAACAAATTCCGCGTCTAATTCCTGCGCGGCGAAGTCCCCCGCATACTCATGTTGCCACGCCTCGACAATCGCCGTATCCATAAATGTATTTTCGCGGCTCGACGCTTTGATAATAAAGTAATTTTCATCGTTCAAATGTTCCGTGACGAACGTCTGATACACCCAATTCCGCCCGCGAGGAGTCGTCGTAATCCAATCCCACCCTAACACCCCGTGTTGGCGCAAGCGCCCGACCATAATCTTTCGCACCTCAGCCGGATACAACGCCGCCTCATCCCCCCACCACCAGCTAATCGACGGGCCCCGCAGCCGCTCCGGAAACTGCGTAGACGCATAATAAATTTCGCTGCCATTTTTCAGCTTGATCAACTTCTCGTTTTTGTTGTGATTCGTGATCGGTTCGCCCATCGCCTCTGCAATTTCCAGAAACGATCTCAGACTCGCCTTCCGGATCATATCCTCCGTCGGCGCGGTGAACATGCCCAAATTCGGCGTCGGAATTCGCCTGTTCCCAATCCACCCGTGCGCCGCTTGCCACGCCCGCAGCGCCCCCCCCCATGACTTGCCCGACCCGATCCCTGCTACAAACGCCGCGTGATGTGCCTCAGTCAGCACAAACTCGCGTTGCTTCTCATAGGTCGGGGGCAGCGCTCGTTTCGCCAATAGCTGATACCACGCCACCGCGATCTCCGCCGCTTTCTGTTTGCCTGTCGCCTCAGCGCGGCTCATAGAATATCCCTTATGCCAACTCAGGCTTTAAGCCCATATCCGCCATCCGTTGCAGGATAACCGCACAGTATTTCGGCTCAAGTTCGATCATGCGGCATTGCCGCCTCAACTGCTCACAGGCGACCATCGTCGTCCCGCTGCCACCGAACGGTTCGTAGAAAATATCATCAAAATCGCTATAGGCGTTTACGAAAAAATCGACCAGCTGAACCGCAAATGCGGCAGGATGTCCTAAACTTTCTTGATTACTCCATGCTTTCAGCACATTCGACGGGTAAGCATCGCCTTGCGTATAACGGTCTCTAAACCATACGGCATCGGGATCTCCCTGCATGTCCGTCCAACTCGAGTTCCCCGCGCCTTTACCTCGTGCTTTGACGACCGCATCGGAATGCACAGTCACTGCATCGGGACGAAACTTAAATCCCTTGTGATGGATAGCAAATTGGTAAATCGGCTCAAAGGCATTCTTGAATCTGTAAGAATATTTTCCCGGCATACCTCTGCTAAGCCAGCAAAACTCGTCTATGAATGCCCATTCCCACCGCCGTCGCATAGCGAGAACCAAATCGAAGACATACAGCGAACGCTCGCCGCTATCATCAACATGCGGTTTGATGTTGATAAAAAACGTCCCGTCTTTGCTCAACACGGCACGCACATTCGATTGAATATGAGACCACCAATCGACATAGGCATCGGCGGGAATACCGCCGTACTGGTCTTTGCGCTGCATAGCATACGGCGGGCTGGTAAAAACAACCTGTGCTTTCGCCTCCCCCATCACCCGCGCCACATCCTCTGCGTTCGTGCTATCCCCACACAGCAGTCGATGTTCGCCCTTGCCCGTCTTGCTTGGAATAATCCAGAGTTGCCCGCGTTCGGTATTCCATACCTTTTGGAGTTCCTCAGCCCGGTCAAGTTGTGCGCCCGGGTCACTCGCTGGCTCATCATCCGTCAAAGAAACCTCATACTGCTCTGCCACCTCAGCCAGCAGCCCTTCCAAATCGCCAAACGTCGCATTGACCTCGCGCAGCAGCGCCTCAAGTTGTTCGCCGTCCGTGTCAGCCATCCCCGCCAGCGGGTCATACGTCGCTAAAATCGCGTTCGCCTCAGCTTCCGTCAAATCGGTTATCGCCACGTGCGCCACCAAGTCCGGATGCACACCTTGCCGCATATGTCCGTCGATTAGCTTGATTCGTCCGTCGGGCAGCAGCCGCGCCAGCAGCGTCCCGGTAAAGCCAATCGTCTCCGCACTCGCCTTGTACCCCTTCTTTTGCGCGTCAGGATGTTTCCGCCAATTTCCCTCATGCGGCACACAATCCCCCAGCCGCATCTTGAGCACTTTAATCACCCGATCCCGTATTCCCATCCCACGACCTCTATTTCTTTCCCAACCCTTCTTTGCTTGCCTCCCCTCTCCTGCTCTTGGGAGAGGGGTCGGGGGTGAGGCGTCTTTCCACCGCCCCTTCTTTGCTTGCCTCCCCTCTCCTGCTTTTGGGAGAGGGGTCGGGGGTGAGGCGTCTTTCCCACCTGTCGGGGGTGAGGCGTCTTTCCCGCCTGTCGGGGGTGAGGCGTCTTTCCCGCCCGTCCCGACGCTGAGGCGTCTTTCCCACCCTACACCGCTAACTGGCACATCTGCGGCACGTCGATTTCTTCCCCGTCCTCAAATGTGATATACACGCGCCCCGACAGCGTGCTAAGTTTTGCACTGATCACGATCCGATCCCGCCCCGCCTCATGGATTACATACGGAAACTGACACCGCGTCGCCAGTTGCAGCGCGGTAATCCGGCTATGCCTGTCCATTGGAGACCTCCGCCTGCCGCCGGATCATCTCCACAAATTGATTGACCGCCTCAGTCGGTTCGACACCCATCCCCCGCATAATCGCAATCACATCGTCCGGCAACCCCAGCGGCACACCGTCCGCTCCGGTGATCTCCGTCCGCTTAGACCAGCCCCGCGCCTTACCTTGAGTCTCAAGCACGAACAGCACCGCCCGCATATCACCGTTATTGACAGCCCCCATCAGCTTGGTTTCCGCAAGGTCGATAATGCTCTCGCGTTCCTCCTCGACCAGCGCCATCAGTTCAGGGTATCGCTTGAGGTAATTATCGAGCGTTTGCCGCGTACATCCCAGCCGCCCCGTGATCGCCGTTTTAACCCCGCGACTCCCGCTGATCGCCTGTTTCAGCATTGTCCGGCTGTATCGTTTTGTCCCTGCCACGCCGCCAACTCCCAAAAGATGTCTAGTCATGCCACGTTTTCACCATTCGCTCAACTGACTACGCGAATGTCTATTGCAGCAACCTTCACCCTACCCGCGATCCCCTTGCCTAACGCGCAGGAATCAAAAACGCGCCACTCTGGGCGCGTCTTTTCGCTCTTTCTATGCTTGTCTCCCCTCTCCTTTTTCGGAGAGGGGTCGGGGGTGAGGCGTCTTTTCACCGTCCGGCGCTGAGGCTAACTCTCCCTGTGACCGCACTCCTCGCACACGTACACATATCCGCCGCGCTCATCTGACTCGCCGTGCCATTCAAACTCGTGGTCACACCCCACCGGGTCGCGCTGAATATCCTCTACGCTGATCGGGTAGCGCCGCACAATCCGATTCAGGCAAAACAGCAGCGATAACTCATAACCAAACTGCCCAGCATCGCAGTAATCATCCCCCCACGAAACCCATTCGCCCGCCTTGTTGACCGCCGCGACTATCTTTCCCAACCGTTGATCATCTGGCAGCCCCAGCACATATTTCAGCGCCCGCAGCGATCCGTCTCGAAATGCTTCATCCTGTGATCCGCCGTCCTCAAACGGCAGTCCCCTTGTCTCTTCATAATCCACCTGAATACTTTCAATCGTCCGCATTGCCATTTCGCTATCCCTCGCTCGACTAAAATGCTGCCCTTGCTTGTCTCCCCTCTCCTTTTTCGGAGAGGGGTCGGGGGTGAGGCGTCTTTTCACCGTCCGACGCTGAGGCTAATTCCTCAGTTTGTAGAATGTGTCTTGTCTCAACCGACAAACTCAAACCACAGCCGCCACACTTGAGGATCATCCTCCCAGCGTGTACCCCTCCCCTTATTGATTGTCCGCCACAGCTCGACATACGCGTCGACGTTCTCCACCCCCTCTGCAACCGCGACCCGCTCATCCATCGCTTGCACATTGACCCGCTCAATCCGCGTCAAAAGAATCTTGACTGTCACATACCCCCGCGCCTTATACACTTCTGCATGTGCCTTGTCCGCCGGGAAGATCAGTGACTTCTTTTTGAGGAGCGCCGCAGGCATTCCTCGTTTCAACACCACGCTATATTCACGACCAACCATCCACTTGGTTCGCCCGTTCTCGCTATACACAGCGATGATCACGCCATCACGCCCCAGCGCCGTTTCGCCATCCTTGACCACGCGCTGAGTACACGTTTTCCGCTGCATCACAATTTCGCGTACCTGTTTGAAATACATGCTCACTCCCCGCCCAAAAGCATCGGCGGCATTTTCCCGCCCTCATACGCCGCATTGAGCTGCGGCTTAAGCCATTCGCTCACTGTCTGCTGATTCGGCAGCACAATCTGTCCCATGAACGCCTCTTCAAACGTCTCAATCCCACTTTCGACGCTCTCTAACTTCGCCTTAATCGTCAGCAGCAGCGCCCGCCATCGCGCACGGATCGCCTGTTCATATTTTCCTGGACTGAATTGACCTTTGTACCCAAATTGATTGCTTCCGGTCAACTTGCCCGCGTCCTTGGTGGGCAATGGCATGACGAACCGCACGCGCCGATTCTTCATCTCAAACGTGACCCCGACCCGGTTCTCATCCTCACCATACGCGAATTTTGTAGCACCATACCGCTTGATCAACGCCTGAACTTCATTTAACGTCTTTTCAGGCGATACGATTGTCTCTTGTGCAAATTTGCCTTTAGCCATCATATTCCCCTCTCACCCCGTCACATTTCCCTTGCCCGCATCACGCCCCAGCGCCGTTTCGCCTTCCTTGTCGTCGCTCATCAATACCCCGTGAGCGGCAAGTTATTTTGGTGTAGTTCAAACAGGAGCAGCCCCGTTTTACTCTCACCAGTCAGAGTCCACCCCGCCATCTTGAAACAGTAACCCGGATTGACGCTTCGGATTTTTGCAGGATTGACATAGGTAAAGAGGCGTTCACCTGCCCATCGCCGCCACGCAATCTCTGCAGCTTCTTCAATAAGCAAACTGCTCAAGACGGTTGACTCATTCCGAAACACAGCGCAATTTATTCCTATTTGCCCATCGCGCCGAAACTTTGATTTGTGCCACACAAATAGCGCATCAAGCCTAGCGGTCATCAAAGCAAGGTATTGTCCTGGCGACACCCCCTGCCGTCGCTCCCGCCCATCCTTATACTGATAGCAGCTGTAATGGCGCTCATACATATCCAGCAAGCGATTATCCGCGCGGTTAACGGTGATCTCCCAGTACACGCCCGTTAGGACGGGCATGTTTATCAAACACAAATCAGCGTTCATTGCTGTGATTCCCTCTCTGACCTTCAATACCCCGCAGGCGATCATCTGTCAACCGATCCCCCCAGATACGTGTATCGCATCATTCCGCATCACGCCCCGCCCAACAGCATCAGCGGCGTCCACGCACTCACCCGATACGGCGCGGCGATCTGCGGCTGCGCCCACTCCCCCACCCGATACCCCCGTCGGCAGCCTTCCTTGCCGCCCACCCGTTCCAGATAACCCGCTTGCCACAGCAGACTCATATCGCGCCGCAGCGTTTGTTCTGCCCGGTATTCGTCGATGAACGCCTGTACGGTGACAGGCAGCACGCCCCGATCCGGCGGCATGTTGCGTTGACGCTCCTGCACGATAGATACGATCCTGAACAACCGTGCGATGTCTGAAATCGGCTTCTCAAATAGCATCGTGTGCATTGATAAATCGCTTTCTATACGCCTAAAACATCGTGGATTGAACCGACACCAGCGGTTCATCCGGCACAAACGTCACCTGCTGCGCCCAGCTCACATTTCGCATCATCTGGCGATACATTGCCAGCGTTCTCTCCGCAGGAGCGACCCATGCCATGCCCAGCAGCCGAAACATTTCTTTCTCATCCGGCACGCTGATTCGCTTTGCCTCGGGCTCAGGATTGTCACCGTCCCCCTTGACGCGCCAATAGCCCCCCTCCGCCCGGTACGGCGCGGATTGGCGGATGCATTCCTGCATCACATACTGATTGGCGTCCCCCGGGCCCGTCCGTAGCCACAGGATGTACCCCTCGTTGTGTTGATCAGCGAGAAACACCTCAATCCGCAGCCCCTCGAACATCAGCCCGCGATACTTCACCCCCCACCGCGTCGCCCCAGCGCCATATCGCGCTTTCGTGATCACGCCCGCCGCCACCAGCGCATCCAACCGCGCCAGCAGTTCTGGCGCACGATGGGGCAGCGCGACGATCTCCACATCCCCAACATCCTCCTTACCCCGTCGCATCGACCCGGCGATCACAATCCGGTCACACAAATCTTCAAGCGCCTGCTTGATCGTGTCCGCACGTCCCCGCGCATCACTCGCCTTGATTCTTACGCCGTCGCTCACGTCGTTTCCCCCACTTCCACCAGTTCAACCCGCATGTCCGCGCCGACACCCGCAAATTCCTGCAGCGTCCGCACAAGCTGCCGTTTCAGCCGCTCGCCTAGTATCTGCACGGCATACTTATTCGCCACGCCGATCACATACACGCCGCCCTCCACGCCACCCTCCACGCCGCCCTCAACGCGCAGCAGCGACACATCTTTCACCCACGTTTCAAACAGGTGTCTATCCAGTTGCAGTCCCAACCGCTCATACACAGCTGCCCACACCCGCTCATGAGGCGGCAGCGCCTCACGTGCCGCCCGTCTTTCCTCCGCCCGTTCCAATATCTCGTCCCCCGCGTCGGCGTCAACCCACCGCTTGTCGTTAGATTCCCGCGTCGGCGTTTTCTCGCTGTACATCCGCTCGACATACGCCCAGCCCCGCGCACTATGCTTCGCCGCCTTCTCGATTTTCTCAATCACATCAGCCGCGCCGTGTGTGATCACCGCCGCGTTGATCGCATCCTGTACCACCGCGCCCGCCTTGCCGATGTTCGCCTCAAACGCGGCAATCGCCGCGTTGCCGTTTTGGAGAGGGGGGGGCGCGGAATGGGGGGGTGAGGCTAGTCGGCGCAGCGAGTGGCTCATTGCTTCGAAGGCGTTTGGTTCTTGCCCTTGCCCTTCATTCAGCCATTCTCCCGCCGCTGGTGGATGATGGATGTCGTCCTCGTCCGCGCGTTTTGTTGCTGCTGACTCAGGTCCCTGATCTAATACCTGATTCAATGATTCCTGATCTAATACCTGATCTTTTAATGGAGAGAGGTCGCCCGCCACCACTCGATAAGTCACCGGCGACTTATCGAGTGGTGTATTTTGACCATTCGATGAGTCGCCCGTGTCCGTTCCATCAGTCCCCGACGGTGTTTCGATGGGCGAACTTTCGCCGCCATTCAGCGCCGCGTTGATCGCATCCTGTACCGCTTCCACGACCAACGTATACTTCAGCCGCTTGTCGTACCGATTGACGCCCCCATCCGCCGCCGTGATGAAGCCCAGCCGCCGCAGCAAATTCATCGCCGTCTTGACCTGACTTCCTTTAAATGCGCCCAGCAGCGCCGCGCCTAGCGCCGTCTGGTTGCTGATGCGAATCCACTCCGCCTTACCCTTCTCGCAGCGCCCTTCGATGTCCGCTCCCGCCGCCTGATAGATGCGTATCCACCCGGCTTTACCCGTTTCTTTCAGCCACAGCGTCAGCCGCTCAAACCAGTTGAGCAGCGCCGCCGCGCACGCATCCCCATTGGTGATCGCCAGATACTCCTGACGTATCAGCAGCATATCCATCTTGATCGGCAGACTAACCAGCCGCGCCCCTGTACTCATAATTTCCCTTTCATTCCTCACCAATGGGGGAATCGGGGTTGCTTCCCCGCCCGATTCCCCCATGCGTCAATGTCAGTCCAGCCACTTATGCGGGTTCTCAATTACGAGCGTGCAATCACTCGCCAGAATCGGCACACCAATAGAAGCGATTGCGTCACTCGCACGCGCTTCCGTCAAGCCGAACATTCCCGCCAGATGGGTCACCATTCGCGCCCGCTCATCCGGCGTCAACATCGCCAAATCGAGCATGTACACCCGTTGAGGCTCATCAAATCCCGGCACATTCGCCCAGTGGGGGACAAATGATTTCACATTGACCTCACGCCGCCCGAACACCTTCATAAAATTCTCTGCCCGCTCCGTCCCTTCATGGACGATCACCTTAAAATCCGCACCCATAACCTTTACCCATCCTCGCTTTCCACAACCGTCTTTCACGCCGCCTTGATGCTGTAGACCCGTACACCGACGTGTTTGTTCCGTTTGACTTGCATTTCCGAGGTGATCAACCCGGCAATCTCACATTGCGCCAGCAGCTTGATCGCGCCCCCCAGCGACCCGCCGAATTTCATTTGTACGTCTACTGGCGTCGCCTTCGGATGCGCCCCCACATACGCCGTAATCGAATACAACACGCGCTCGTCCTTTGTCACCTGCTGCGCCATCACCACACCATCAGACCACCGCACAATCCGCCACCCGCTTACGCCCGCCGTGTAGGGCAGCAGCCCCGCCATATGATCCCCAACACGCACCAACTCTTTACCGCTGAATAATCCGTAATTCGCCATGATCATTTCCTCTCTTTGTTAGTTGATAGAATACTATTTATGCCAGCCTAAAACGGGCTGTAGTCGTCTTGCTCTTGCACCAGCCGGATAGTCAAATCCGCGCTCACCGTCGTTTCCACGCCCGCCATTCCCAGCGCCGCACGCACGTAGTTCAGTTGTGGATACAGCGCCAATGCCAGCGCCTCGGTTACGGTGAGATAAATCACGATTTGTCCGCTGACCATTTCGCTGTACGAATGGCGCACCACCTCGGCTAACTCAAATCCGTCCGCCAGCACAACCCGCACCAGCGCGCCCGGCTCTTCTCCCCTCTCCTGCGGTTGGGAGAGGGGTTGGGGGTGAGGCGTGTTGATCGGCGTATCAAATTCAGGTCGTCGCAAATACGCCCCCCCGATCGGCGTGATGCACAATTTCCCATCCTCCTCAACGAGCAGCCCATAATCTTCCAGCCACTTAACCAAACTGCGCGGATAATTCAGGGTGCTGCGTGTCACCCCCCCCTCAGCAGCCGCCAATTCCCGCAAAAGTTCAATCGCCTTGCCTAAACTTCCCGTAGCCATGTTTCCCCCGCTTATCCGAGGGAACGGCGTCTCTTGGACTTGAGGCGCATCACCCATACCCATATCCGGCACAGGCGTGTCAAATTCAGGCAGCCCCCGCAGGTACTCAGCCCCCGCAATCGTCAGCGTAATCAGCCCGCTCACGTTGATGATCATCGGCGGTTGCTTCCGTTCCAGCGACGCGACCAAATTCGCCGCATAGCCCAAACGCTTCCGGGCAATCCCCACCTTGCCCGCCGCCGCCAATTCTCGCAAAAGTTCAATCGCCTTGTCTGAAATTCTCGTAGCCATGTTCCCCCCGCTTATCCAGTCGATAATTTCATGGATGTTTGACGCCTCCAACACCACGTGACCGCCTTGTCGCACCACAATTCGCCCCGACACTCCATACCTAGACGGGACACGCTCGACTATATAATCACTCCCGGCAATCGTGATTCTCACCGTCTGCCCGACCCACAGTTCAGTCACCCGCCGTTTTGCCAGCTTCACCGGGTCACTCATCCACGACGGGTACACCCCCCCCGGTTGACGTTCCCACGCCCCCATAATC